CACGGGAAGTTTTCTTATACAGATACACCTCCTAAATCAATCTGGGGATTCTATTCATCAAAGAAGAAAGAGTATTATGCTCCCATCGATTCAAAGAAAGTTGGTGCCATAGTCAGAATTGAAGATACAACTCCTTATAGTGCAATGCAACTCAAACTCACACCATTAGAACAATGTATGTACCAGAAGTAGATGATTATGTGATATGGAAACAGAAACACTTTATTGATCAAGGATGGGTGTATTTCAAGTGTCCGCAATATATTACGATTGAAGTTGGAACAAAGGATAAACCAGATGAATTAGTTAATCTTCATAAGAAGACACATATACTTGTAGTTTGTCAATCACAATATTGGAAAGATCTTGAATATGTCAAGAACCGAAGAAGTGCATTCATAATATTGGAAAGATCTTGAATATGTTAAGAACCGAAGAAGTGAAGATGATATGTATAAGTCACAAGAACATCGATATTCAGATCCTTAAATGTATCTCCATGTGTATCCTTTCCATGTTAATCGTCCTTTACTATTAAGTGCTTTATAAAGACCACTATTGTCTTTTGTATTTGCAGCACGTAATGCATCCGCACAACTTTCAAAATAAAGTTCCTGCCATGTTTGTTTGTGTATTGCTTTAATAGGACGTTTCTGACTTCTATTACCTACACGTTTCCAACGATAACCATATGCTTTGTATCCATATTTCATTGCACGTATAATGTTAGTATAACCAGTATTCTTACCTGATACTTCCATTGCAGCATCTTTAATGCTATTCCAGTATCTTTCTTCTCCAGTATCTAAGTTCCAACCCATAATCTTTATTGTTGCTGGTTTATTATGTCCTCTATTCTCTGGATTCTGATAACCAATAAGTTTCTTCTTTTTAGGTTTTGATATAACTGGTTCTTCTATTATTTCTTCAACTTCAGTATCTACATCATATGCTTTTAATTCTTTAATATAATGTTCTTTCTTTGATTTTAGTTCTGATGCATCACAATCACAGACTTCCTTAGGCATAAAGTTATGATTTTTATACTTTCTCATCTCCTTATGTAAGAGTAAAGGAGACATTCTCATTGCACTATCAATGTGTTGTTTCCATACTTTATTCATTGTGAGAGTGGTACTACCAATGTATGTTGTACCGTCTATCTTATTGATGAGTTGGTAAATGATGCCCTGAGACATTGATTTTGTATGATAGGATTGTATAATATGTATGTAATGCTTTGTATTGTGTTATGTATGTAGCAAAAAAGAGTTTCTGAGAACTTATATAAATAATGACTTTTTTTATTCTCAATAAGTCTTTATTATTGAGAATAAAATCATATAATAATCCATCATAAACCTCATAGTAACCTTCCAGTAACCTCATAGTAACCTTCCAGTAACCTCATAGTAACCTTCCAGTAACCTCATAGTAACCTTCTGATAAACCTTCTAGGACTTGTGGGCTTTACCGACACGCTATCACACTCGAAGCATTTTGTCAAGTACCCCCGCACAAAAATCTGAGAACCCACACATAAAAATCACAGAACTTATAAATAATGCTTATGAGACCCGCTTGACGGACGGTGGGTGATCGGTTATAATAACAAAGTACGAGATTCACCTACGAGACTTATGTACTACAACGACTACGAGTTTTCATACGAGAACAACAACGAGTTATATGCATACGATCTCGACGAGATGTGTGAATACATGATGCGAGATAATACACAATATAACATACAAGAAGCATACGAGATTGATGACGAGTATGCACGAGATTCATGTGATTACAACGAGATGGCGTACAGACATTATGCATAGTCATGTACGAGATATGTGTGCGTTGCGAGATACATATGCACACATAGTATCATATATGCTATAATACACACACAACGCACGAGATTCTCATGTATACACAGGCACGCAAACGCATGGTAAGTGTAACACTTGACATTGAGTGTTATGATGACCTAGACCTAAAAGGTATCGACTGGAGTGATACTTTAGGTCTAGAAGGTGATGAGAATGTTCATATTACCATCGAGGAGTGTAAAGATATCTTTTAGTCTTCCACTTCCCCGACTGTCACACGAGGGCATTAGAGACCCTTATAAGACCCATAGAGAGTGCTTATGAGTGTGACAGTCGGGGAAGTGGTTAGAAAGTATTGACTTTGGGGTTGATGTGTCCTATGTTGGTTTCGTGGTCGGGAAAGTAACATTTTTCTGATCACAAGTTCTTTACATTTTTTGTGAAAATGTTTGCACAAACTCTCAACTTCGTCGATGATGTGATGGAGTATGACTATCAAGAACTCATCAACAATTTTCTGGTGCTTGGAGCACTTTGTGCCGTGATTGTTGCTGCAATGTATCAGCAACTGCGCAAGGTTAAATTCTCCACACCGTATCAAATTTCAGATTGGGTTTATCTTGGTTTAAATCTTCGTGCCGATTGTGATGATGCCGTTGGAGATGAGCGTTTCGGTGTGAGCATCAATCGTTACTATTTCGGTGTTTATGGTAACACCGCACAATGGGGCAAACTTGATGAGAATGATTGCCTCTGATTAACAACAATATGTGCCAATAGTTTTAGTGTCACAGTAAATGAGCACTGTGCCCAAAATCGTGTATTGTAGTTAAGTCGTCAAGGGATCCCCCCAATGATTGTTCCTTTCTCTGAAGTTTGCGTCGGTTGCTCACTCGTTCTCAACGGATTGGCAGGGGTGAAAGTATCATCCCGCACCGTAGATTTTATCGTCGGTGAGATTGATGGGCAATCAACTTGGAAGAAAATGTTTGTTAAACAGAAAGAAAATGTGAGAATTGCTGACCCTGGTCAGGGTATTGTTCTCTCTTGGTAATCACTAACTGTCCCTTTGCTATTTGATTATGTTTGATGCAACTTGGTCTGAGATTGTTGATGCTCCTGGTGAGATCTACGATGTGATTGAGTATAAAGAAGAATGGGAGAAAGATGATAAGTTTGACGTAGAAGATTATCTTAAGGGTAACACCGACTATTGATGTCTTTCGTATCATCTTTCTCCTATTCTAAAATGAACACTAATCTGGAAATGTTGACTGCTCGTGAACAACTTATGGAGGACATTGATTGTATCATCAATAATTACTTTGAATACTTTGATGTTCATTATGACGAAGAACTTGTGAAGATTTTGTGTGATGCTGTCTGCCGTAACTTTCCTGTTAGTTGATATAAACCGTGTCGATTCTCAAGTACTTTTATTATTGAGAATCGCGGCCGCGGGTGGACGGTTGAGCAACCTACACACAAAATGAGCACGACCCCCAAAATCGTGTATTGTAGAAGGGTCAAAGAAACACAAGCAATGGCAACTTTCCTCTTCACTTATTCAAACGGCATGTTTTCTATCTCCCCCGAAATGCAAGCAACTTGGGATGACATTATGGGTCAGATGGTGGCATTCGTGAATGATACAAATGCCGACATCGATAGTGCCTATGATTGGGTATGTGAGATGCTGGAAATTGACTCCTTTGTTGATAACGAAGGTGCATGGGATTCTTTCTACTCTGTGTGGGAATCCTGCGACAATCGTAATGACCTCCGAAACATTTACATCGACTGATGTACACTGACCCTTGCACAATCGCACTTCAAACTGACAATTATCTGATGAGCAACGTTTACACTGATTACATCGAATCCAAAGGTTACACCGTGGCAGAGTGTTACCGACCTGCTAAAAAAGAGGTTCCCGTTAACATGCGTGATCGTTATTCTTCTTATGAAGATTATCAGGAAGCACTCCACGATTTTCTCAACGGTAACTGATAACAATGCAAGAAATTAAGTTCATCATTTCTGGTCGTTTTGAACGTCCTAATGGTCACACTATGCGTGATGAGTTAGGTTACATTGCTGCCACTAAAGAGGATGCAATTGCTACATGCCAACGTCTCAATCCTAATTTCCACATTCACACTGTGAGAGAGGATCATAGTGTGCCTGAGGTTGTGAAATTGCAACCCCTTCGTTAACACTAACTCATTCGTTCCTTCATTAACATCATCATGCGTTATTCTGTTCACTGCCCATCTGCACCTTACGAAAATTCTTCCTTTGTTGATATTGACGATGCATGGGGTTTGTGTCTAGATCTCTCCGAAGAATTTGGTTATGCCGAAGTTCGTCAGGGTGATCATCTTCTAGGAAGTTACACAAACGGTCAGTGAGTTTCTATCACTAACCGTTTCGATTCTCAAGTATTTTTATTATTGAGAATCGCGGCCGCGGGTGGACGGTTGCACAACCTACACACAAAATGGGCACGACCCCCAAAATCGTGTATTGTATAGAGGTGGAGGGGACAGCACCCCTCCCAAGTCCTTTCTCTTCTCTCTCATGCGTAAGATCGAATCTGAAATGATTGCCGCAATCAAGAATAACATTGATTGGAAATCTGCAAACACTGAAGTCATCCACACTTGCGATAATGTAAACCCTCCCGTGTCCCATGTGTATCTCCACGGCAATAAGATTGCTGAGGTTGGTGATGATTTCCTGAAACTTTATGATGGTGGTCGTCAATCAATGACCACAAAATCCCGTCTGAATGCACTTCTTTCTGAGTTTGGTTACACTTGCGGAACCAAGCAAGAGTACATTTTCCAGAAACAATTTGAGTGGTTCATTCAAATGTTTGACCTGACTGAAAAGGCAATGCGTACTATTCCTTTCACCGACGGAATGCGTTTGGCAGGATGACAACTTTGGGGGTTAAATTCCCCCTCAATTGTTTTCACTTTATCACACTATGAAAGCATCTTCAAAGACTAGAACTTGGTTAATTTTGTTCTATGAAAGAATCGGAAAGGATCCAATTATTTTTCGTTCATATGAAAATATGAAAGAATATGTTGCCAATAATAAAAAAGAAGTTGCTGCTGTATATGAATCTGAATGGAAATATATGAATACTAAGATTAGAAAAACTGATGAAGCATTCTCTAGTTTAGGTTATCTCTGATTCAAATCATGACCAAAATTCTTCACATCTCCCACCCCGAAGATACCATCCTCACAGGTGATCTTTCTGTCTTAGATTCTTTCCTCTCTGAGGGTTATCTTTCCGTCAAAATTGATGGTGCTCCGGCAATCGTATGGGGCATCAATCCTGCGACTGGAAACTTCTTCGTGGGCACAAAATCTGTCTTTAACAAAATAAAGATTAAGATCAACGAATCGCATCAGGACATTGATGCTAACCACGTTGGCAACGTTGCTGATATTCTTCACAAATGCTTCGATTATCTACCACGTACCGAAGGCATTTTTCAGGGTGACTTTATCGGTTTCGGTGGATCTGATGAATATACTCCCAACACGATTACCTATAAATTCGATGATATCGTAACTGAAGAAATCATCGTTGCTCCACATACTTTCTACACTGCAGAGAGTGACTTAAGAGATGCAATCGCACACCCGATGAAGTTCACTATCACCGACACAGTTTACTGTAAGTTTGTGAAACCCCGTGCCCGTATCTTCTCTGGCAACTATATCACCTGTGCCGGGTCGTTTGATGACATCTCCGAACCCATTATGTTTGCTAAGGTAATGGCACAGAATGTTCACTTTGTGGATGATAAGCAAGCAAAGAAGATTAAGCAGCAACTGAATAAGTGCATCCGTGAAAATACACCGATTGATGATAATGCTTTCGATTGTGATTACACTCTGATCGCATTCTGGAAACTGGTGCAATCTATCAAGGATGATGCACTTTATCTCTGTCGTAATGATGGACCAGAAGCATACATCGGTCAGGATAGAATCGATTCTGAGGGTTATGTTTACTCCAATGAGTTCGGCACATATAAGTTGGTAAATCGTCGTCTCTTCAGTGCTGCTAACTTCAACAATAACCGATTCCAAACTAATATCCAAAACGGTATCGGTTGATACAGACCCGGCAGGGGTATCCGGGTATCTTAGAAGGGTCAAAGCAACGCACCTCATGCAGAACCCTCTCAACACCGTCATCATCTGGCAGCACGTCCCCAGCTCTGCCGTCTCTGAACTCCGTCTCCGTCCCCGTCGTCGCACCATCACGGTGGAGTGGCGATCGGGTCACTACAGCACCCATGCCGTTCGTCGTCGTGACATGCTCCGTCTTCTAGACCCTCGTCAGTCGGTCGGTCAGTGGGTCAATCGATTTGCCCTTTCCTGACCTCCCCTGATTTCTCTTTACTTTCCCCATGAAACATCTCAAAGAACTCACAAAGTACATGAAGTCTGAAGGATTTGAGTTACAACGGCAGAAAAATCATTTGGTTTGGAGGCATCACACAGGGGTGAAGATTCATACGGCATCAACACCTTCCTGCCGTCATTCTCTGAATCAGGTTAAACGTGATGTCCGACGCAAGTTTATACAAATGGGCATTCGTTCGTGAATCAGCAGTTAGGGGGTATTATGCCCCCTTATGTGTTGCCCGCCGTGTATATAAAACCCCCCCAACTTCCCTAAGCTATAAACGACCCAGATCGACCTCTTATATCAGTCTCATAAAAAAAATTTTTTCATATATAAAAAATGGCAACAGGGTTCAAAGATATGCAAAAAAATCCGCAGGAAAATTTTACGACTATAGAGATTGACCCAGTAACCGGTGAGTATTATGTCACAATACCTCAATGGATTTGTGATGAGAAGGAATGGTACGAGGGAGTAGAAGTAAACATTGAGGTTGAGAACGACTGCATTATTATTCGAGATCTTGAGTGATTGACTTTGTATAGATAGAGTGTTATGATATTGATGTAGTTACTTACTATTATGGCTAAAGGATTTACTGTAAAGGCAAAAGCACCCAAAGCGTCTGAGAGCACGCAAGAATGGGACTACAATAAGGCAAGAGAGATGGTGAAAGGCAAATCCATCGTATTTTGCCTACCCGGTAGAGGAGTATCTTATACGTATCTCAAAAACTTTGTACAACTTTGTTTTGATTTGGTACAGGCAGGAGCAAGTATTCAGATCTCACAAGATTATTCATCAATGGTAAACTTCGCACGTTGCAAGTGCCTTGGGGCAAATGTATTGCGTGGACCGGATCAGATTCCATGGGACGGTAAGTTGAAATATGATTATCAGTTATGGATTGATAGTGACATTGTGTTTAATACTGAGAAATTTTGGCAGTTAGTTCTGATGGATGAGGACATTGCGAGTGGTTGGTATATGACTGAGGATGGTCGTACCACAAGTGTTGCACATTGGATGGAAGAGGATGATTTCCGTAACAATGGTGGAGTGATGAATCATGAAACAGGTGAGAGTATTTCCAAGCGTCGCAAACCATTTACTGTTGACTATGCAGGATTTGGGTGGTTATTGATTAAGCACGGTGTCTTTGAGCACGAAGACATGAAGTATCCATGGTTTGCACCAAAGATGCAAGTCTTTGAGTCTGGAGAAGTGCAGGATATGTGTGGAGAGGATGTAAGTTTCTGTCTGGATGCAAAGGAAGCAGGATTTGAGATTTGGTGTGATCCTCGCATCCGCGTTGGACACGAAAAGACTCGGGTTATTTGATGCTAGAGACAAGGTATACAATTCTCCACAAAGGGGCAGTTCTGTATAAGGGATTGACCGAG